TAAAGCGGAAGATCCGCAATCGTCTTCGACATAAAGAAGACAGGCTTAAGGGTCGTGTATCCGCGATTCAGCACGACATGGGTGAAGGTGTCGTGGGCGTGGCGCACGGACGCCGCCACGTCGGTTGTGGTGAAGAGTTTCATGTTGAACGCTTCAGGATCTCTTGGGCTTCGCTCGCGATACTGTAGACGATGCTCTCTGCGCTAGACGAGTAGAGTTCGCTATCTAGTTCAGCGATTCGACGCACAAACGCCGCCATTTCAAGCAGCGGCTTCGTATCGCTGCGCAGCGGTGCGTACAGATGCTCTGTCGCTTGCTGTTGCGCGGCTTGCGATTTCAAATGCGTGACGACATTCTCTCCGACGCTCGTAAGGCCCTGCATGATCAAAGCCTGATTCGCAACTTGCTGTTCGAGATTCACGATTCGCTTCAGCAGATCCTGGTCTTTGCCTTCAAGAATTCCAATCCGTTGTTGTACCCACTGCAAGCTGTATCCGTCCATTACTTTCTCCTTTTCATTGCCTTCATCAGAATTTCCTGCACCGAAGCCTTGCTCTCAAGCCGCTCCAGTACATCGAAATCCACCGTATCATTCGCGAGGATATAGTGAATAAACACAGGCCGATCATGACCAGATTGGGCTTGGCGGACAGGCCCGATGCGCTCGATGATCTGCTGGTGTTCTTCTAGTGACCAGTTCAGCGAGAAAAACACGAGGATATTACCACCATCCTGTAGAGACAAACCGTGGCCAGCACTAGCAGGATGAGCAAACAGAACCGGTATTTTCCCTGCGTTCCAAGCTCTAATAGTTTCTGGATCGGAATCAAGCACGCGGCCGCGAGGAAAAGCGGCACGCAGACGATGCAGATCGTGCTTAAAATGATATGCCACGAGAACAGGCGCACCGCCGGCCTCCTCGATAATGTCGTCAAGTGCCGCAATCTTGGCATCGTGAACCTCCGTCCAGTTTCGCTGTTCATCGGTATAGATCGCGCCGTTTGCCAACTGGAGGCACTTCTGCGTCTTGCTGGCTGCGTTCAGCGCTTCCACTTCGGTCGGCCCTAGATGCCCCTCCAGTTCCAGGAACATCTTCTTTTCCATATCCCGGTACTGCTGCCGCGCCTTGTGGGGCAGGTCCACCGTGATGCGGTTCGTGATCGGCTCGGAGAGATTGAAGTAGTCCTTCGCATCCAGCGATAAGCACACGTCTGAGATGAGCTTCTGTATCTCTCTTTGCGCGTGTTCCATAGGCTCCAGTCCAAAGCCATCGTAACTCGATCTGAACCACCTCATCGAGAAAGCAGAGAAGGATTTGCCGAGTCTCGACCCCCCATCCACGAACCACATCGGCCCCCACAAGTCTTTCAACCCATTCGGTGCTGGAGTGCCCGTTAAACCAATCCATCGCTCCACCTTCTTGTGTGCGACTTCCGCAAGCGCTTTGGCGCGCTTCGTGCCCTGGCGTGTGCGGAAGCCTTTGAGTTTCGTTACCTCGTCCGCCACTATCGTTTTGAACGGCCACGGGCGGGGGTTGTATTTAAACCAGTCTACGAGCCAAGGGATGTTCTCGTAGTTGATAGTAAATATCGCAGAGTCTTCACGTAAGGCCTGCGCCCGCGCTTCGGCACTGCCAACGATCGGCGTGACAGGGAGGTCAAGAGACCACTTCTTGACCTCATCTGGCCACGTACTTTGCGCAACGCGGAGCGGCGCGAGGACGAGCGTTGGCGAACTGTCAACGAGTGATAGCATCTCAAGAGACTTAAGTGTCGATATGGTTTTACCCAACCCCATGGGGACAAACGCATTACATCTCTCCTTATCCAAGATGTGATCAATGATTAGCTTCTGGTAGGGGCGAAGCTCCATTACTTCCGCCCACGCCAGAATGCGAGAATCGCAGCGTTAAAGATTCCCCAAACCATAAGTCCAATTGTCAAAGCGCTCATGGCCATACTCCCTGGATGAAATATTCAATTGCGTCTTTGCTGTCGATGACCCACACATTGCAACCCGCGTCCCGCAGCTTCTTATGCTCGCGCACCTGATCCGCACGAAGCAGTTTGCCGGGAGCTTTCAACTCAACGAAGTGTACGCGCCCGTCAAGCACACAGAGGCGATCCGGTACACCCTTGTGGCCGGGGCTTACGAACTTGCGTTGCAGGCCGCCGGCTTCGCGCACGCGGCGGATGAAATACTGTTCAATCTCGCGTTCTCTCATGTTCTGCCTCCGCTGCGCTAAACACGGCCCATGCAAGCGTTGTAGCATATTCCGCGTAGTACTTACCTTCTTTCCTTAGCGCTTGCTCGGCCTGATCCGGTTGGAGAATGTCCCGAATAATCTCTTCAAAACGTAAGCGCTCAGTTTTCACTATCTCCTCCACCCAAACAGCAAACCATAAACCACGCCCAGGGCGATCACGCCTAAAGCGACCTGGATGATATCGTTGCGGGCCTGCTTCTTCGACTGGTAGTGGTGATACGGTCCAAAGGCTTCCTGAGTCGTGCGCGGCGTGGGACGGTAGTGCTTGTTGTCTCTGCTGAACATTTTGCTCTCCTTACTTTAGTTCGGTACGCGTGCCGTCTGCGCACTCGTAGACGTAGACATATTCGTAGTGGTGTATCTTAGCGTTGCCTAAATCGCGTCCGGTGGGACTTGAGTGGATAAGCTGACAGCCGTGAGTTTCAAGAAACTTTTGATGCGCGTCCAACTCCTTCATCGTCTGCACCATTTCGTACGTCAAGAAGCCTAGGAAACCGAAAAAGATCAAACCAAGTACCCATCCGACAATCTCGTCCACAGGAATCTCCTTCGTTGTTAGTAAGTCCAGTATAGCAATTGCCGAAAGATTGTCAATCTTTTCTGTATCGGTACGCTTCGAATCCGGCTGCGGCCAGCGGCAGGCCGCTTGCCCATGGCGGTACAACAGCCATGAGCTGCGACAGGTGTTTCGGGCCATACAGAGCGCCGTCCGGTGCGTAGCAGATGTTCTCGTCATGCACAGGAAGTTTTATTTCATAGCCGGCTTCGAGAATCGCAGGATACGAACTCTTGAACACGTCTCGCGCGACGGCTTGCGTCCGATTTTCGACCCGCTTACCGCCATAGGTTGTCAGGCGCTGCCACTTATGCGAGTACGGATTCAAACCCATGAACGAAACCTGATCGCCGTTTCGCGGCGCTGGATAGGAAAGGTACCTCCCGGACGGCAGTCTGTCTTTCATCCAATTACCGTGGCGGGCAGTCACGCACCGCCCGCTGGCGTATTCCTGCCCTTCGTTCTCGATTGCCTGCCGGTCGTTATCCTCTGTTTCTTTCCACAAAGATACGATCTTCGGATGAGCGCGACGCCAAAGGCGCTTCAGCGAATCGCAAGCAATGAACACTTCTTTCGAAAGTCCATAGGTGGAGCGCTTCGTGTCAATCGACCAGTTCCAGAAGTTATCCGCCTCTGCGACGACATCTGGAGGCAGATCCAGACCGGCGGTCATTGCTTCAAGGTCCAAGTTATAGACCGCAGCGAACGTGATGAATGATCCAACCCCGCCCCCAAAGCCCATGGCCAGTTCCAAAACCTTCCCGACCTGACGTTTCGCCTGATCGATAGAAACTCCAAAAGTCCGTGCATAGGACGCGAGATAAAGATCCGGTCCGTTCCCAGCATCGAAATCCCGAAACGCTTTCAGTTTCCATTCTTCCCCCGCTAACCAAGCCAGAACCCGCCCTTCGATGTTCGACAGGTCGGCGATTACCAGTTTCTTCCCTGGCGGCGCGATAATCACGCCTCGCATGGCGTTGGCGCACAGCTCCATCACGTTACCCGTGATCAGATCCGCGCAGCCTGCCTTGATCGCTTCAATGCCTTCCTCGATTACTTCCGCTTCCAGAGTCGGACGCATGAGGTTTTGAGGCTGGAAGAGACGGCCTGCATCACGGCCTGTGCGCCCAGCGCCGGAGAACTGGATAAGCCCCCGGAGATAGCCGTCAGAACTGGTCGAACGAATCACCCGTTTGTACTTGCTTACCGAAGACGTGGACGCCATCAAGCGGATAGCGATAAGGTCGCGCACGCCATCGGGTAGAGACGGGTCCTGAAGTCGTCTTTCAAGCGTATCCGCGCGCATGTCTGGCAGCGACACCCCATAAGAGCCGAGGATATGGGCGAGCAAGGCATCTCGTTGTGTAGCGCTTCCCACCGCTCCATCCGTTGCTTCGCTAACATCGTTTGCAAGCTGGGCTTGCGCAAGGTCCGTTGCTTCAATGGCTTTAAGAGCGAGAGTCTGGTCGACGTACACGCCCTCGTTATTGATTCGCTGATCGAGTTGCCAGAGTTTCAGTTCGAATTCGTTGTTCGGGTAATTCCACTTCGGCATCTTCTGGTGGAGGACGCGCATGGACGTGATATCCGACTTCGCGTACTCGATAAACTCCAGCCACTCGGCAGGGTTCGTTTCCTTCGTGCGCCGGCGGATCTTGCTGTTTTTCGGCTGCGGCATGCAGAACATGCGAATGAGTTGCTTGCCGCGTTTGTCTTTCGCCACGTCAGCATCCAGGCGGAAAATGGAACAGAGCGCGGATAGCGAACCGGGGAGCCCGTGGCAGAGACCTTGCACCATTGTGTCCCGATGCTTGTGCTCATCCATCACGTAGTAGAACTCAGGAATCGCGCGCTTGATGACTACGCGGTCGAACCCTCCTGAGTTATGCCCCCAGTATTCGTCGGCTTCGAACAGCGCAGTTTGCAAGCCTTCAGGAACGAACATACCTTCGGTGCAGTCCCAACACTGAACTGGCCCGTCATCCACCGCCCACGCGAACAGCAATACTTCTGCCGTCTCCGCGTACCGGTGCGCGCCGTCCTTGATTGGGGTTTCACTGTAGGTTTCCAGATCCCACCAGAGTTTCATGGGAGAACCTCGTACTCCGCTTCGAGAACCTTTTTAGCCGGCTTCCGCTTGAAAGTCCACACGCTCCAGATTTCGAAGTGAGTTCCAAACATATCGGCGCAACTCACGCACCACTTCGCGGCCTTCGCGATGGACGAGAACTGAACGAGCGGATTCTTGGGATTGCTGCCTTTTTCTATCACGTGAATCATTATTCTTCTCCTCAGAAGAAAGGCCCCGAAGGGCCGTTTGCGTTACGCGAGATCGTCTTCCGCTTCGACGCTGTCGAAGCCATCATCCGTAGGCCGCGACGCGCCGCCGAAGCTGTCGCCCGGAGCGTCAAACTGGACGCCCAGGATGCCGCAACGGATGCCGCGATAAGCGCCCGACTGAGCCCACATCTCGACCTTGGCATTGACGTAGCACCCGGCATAGATCACGCCTTCGGTACCGTTCAGGCGCTTTGCCTTACCTGTCGCTTCATCTTTGATGTTGTGCAGGAACAGTGGTGCGCCGTCTTTCTGTTTGCGGACACCAGAAAGCGCGTACATGTCTTCGAATCCGTCATAGATCTCACCATTGGAGCCCCGCTTGTTCTTCTGGTACGCGTAGTTCTTCTTGTCACCTCGCAAGTCTTCGAGCATCGCGTCGGCCTTTTTGGCCCAAGCGCCGACTGCTTCTTTCTGGATTGCCTCCTGGACCGCCTTGTCGTTCGCACTACCCGGCGCGACGATAAAGGAGCAGGTGTGGCGGTAGTCGCCCTTGCCCGGTTCGAACTGCTGCGGGACGAACAGGTCATCGATAAATGCGATGCGGACGTGCTTCAGTTGAACGATGGTGCCCATTTTGTAAATCTCCTTAACAAAGATCTTCGATAGTGTCGAAACCGTCTTCGACGGGTTTAATTTCAAGTGCAGGACGCTTGTCCGAATCCAGAGCCACGTGCGGCTTTCCAGCGGGTTGCACGATCAGGCTCTCGATCTGCTTCAGGCGTCGCGGCTGGTCGGCCAGTGCTTCGAGAATCGGCTTCGGACCTAACAGCTTGAAGCTGTACATCTGGTGCTGCTTCATCTTGAACTTCTTCATCATTGCTTCTGCTTCCTCGTCGGAAGCCCAAGCCCGGTTGCCCTTCTTGCCGGCCACCAGTTTCAAGCCGGGGATCGGCTTTCCGGCCAGCAGTTCAAGCTCCACCCGCGCGCGGACGCCTTTGATCCAGTCTTCGATGATCTCCAGCTTTTCGAACTTGCTGGCGAGTTCATCGATTGGCAGGAGTTCAGCATCCGCGAGCGGGCCTTCTATTTCGAACGTAGCCTCGATGGTTTCCTCCACGTGCTTTTGCAATGCAGGGCAAACCGCTTTTGCCTTGCACCACATACAGCCTTTCTCGCTAACGCCGAAGTCCTCCGTCTTCAGTGCGCGTTCGCCGGCCATGTTGTGAATCAGGATCGCTTTCTGTGCTTTCGGACGTGCCTGCTCAACCCAATCCGCGATCGCGTCAAGCGTCGTCTTCCATTCCGTAGCGCCGCGCAAGGGTTGCTCGATCACAAGATTCACTTCCGTGAAGTCCTCAACCAAGCCGAACATTTCCAGTGCGCCGGAAGCGTACATCAGGAGTTGCGGATTCTCTTCGGCAAGCACTTCCGAGTAGCCGAACTTCGCGTCTATAACGTCGATAGAAGCATGGCCATCAGGACAAGTGACAATGAGAGCAACATCCAGGGTGCCAGTAGCTTCAGTTTCCCCCGTAATGTGGTCGATGGGTACCGCCTGATCAAGCTCAAGGGTGACGGTACATCCGCGAAGAACATAGCTAGACATGCGCTCGCGCACATTGTCAACAACAGTTTGTACGTCATGCGCCAACTCCTTGTTGACCGTGTGCCCTTTGCTGAGAACATGACCTTCGTACGACATGGCGTCAACGTTGAACTGAAGGCAAAGCGTCATCAGCTCGTGCTTGTCGGTGCCGAGATCAGCGGCTTTCTTATCGCCTTCTGGCTGACCGATGTTCGCGGCTAGCGAGTTAGGGCACGCGAGCCACATTTCCGCTTTGCTGGGGCTCGCTAACGCGTGGGGGCGGTCAGTCATCTTCGCCTTCCTCCTCTAGCCAGTAGTCGAAGTTTCCCATTGCCCAGTCTTCGACATACTTGTTTTTGGTTTCGTCCGAAAGGTCTTTCCACTCGGCATCCGTCAGGCCAAAGTCCTCCTCGGTATCGAACTCTTCCTCACGTTCGCTATGAATGTTTGCGCCATTGTCGCAATGGAAGGTGACTTTCATACTTCACCGCCCGCAAGTACTTTCTTGCAATGCGCGATGTACTCCGCCCACTGGGTAGTGTCGAGATCCTGAGCCGACTTCACGCCGAAGCGCGACAGCACGCCGATCGTGATTTCACGGCCCTTTTCTTTGGACAACTGAATGGTAATCGGCTTCACATCCTTCACGTAGTCCAGCGCGGGCGAAGATGATTCGCCAGTCGGTGCAGACGGTTTGCCAGCTGTCGTATCCGTAGATTTCGCATCGGACTTTTTTGCGTCGGCGATTTCCTGCTCAACAACCGCCGCCTGGTTCTGCTTCGCGCGCTCGCCGCCAGTGCGATCTTTCAACGCTTCTTTATAAGCGTCTTCCGAAGCGACCGGACCCGGAGCCTGCATTGCGCCAATCGCGGCTGTCAATTCAATAACTGCTGCGGTCAGCAGTTCAAGTTTTGCTTCCAATGACATACTTTTCTCCTTCAGTTGTTGGGTCACTGCGGAATGAAATTTATATCCCGCGCCGGGAGCTTGTCAAGCTAAATTTTGCACTTGCGGAATGTTTCGGCATTTGCTATAGTCCGTTTCACATCAACCGAAAGGAGAAATCATGAAAGCGTTTCACGGCGACGAAGCAGTAAAACATAAGTACTTGGCGCGGCTCAAGGCGCATCATGCAGCAGACGAGATCATTCAGGGCACAGGCTGGGAAAACGGCCACGGTTGCGCGGTTGGTTGCACGCTGGATCAGTACAACCATTCGGCGTATGAAGATGAACTTGGTTTGCCGAAATGGCTCGCGCATCTGGAAGACCGGATCTTCGAAGGTCTGCCGCCGGTCGATGCGCAGCGGTTTGCGGTTGACTTTCTGGAAGCCGTGCCCGTTGGTGCCGACGTGGAAAATGTTCACTGGCAACTCGCTTCGCAACGCCATGCGCGGGATCGTGACCGCCTGCTATCGAATCCGGAACCATACGCGAAACAATGCGTTGCGGCTCTCGATCTGGTAATCACGTATTGCGAATCGCAATACAAAACGGAGTCGGCGCGGTCGGCGGCGTGGTCGGCGGCGTGGTCGGCGGCGTGGTCGGCGCGGTCGGCGGCGGAGTCGGCGGCGGAGTCGGCGCGGTCGGCGGCGTGGTCGGCGGCGTGGTCGGCGGCGGAGTCGGCGGCGCGGTCGGCGCGGTCGGCGGTGTGGTCGGCGGAGTCGGCGCGGTCGGCGGCGCGGTCGGCGGCGTCGGATCATTTCAAGTGGGAAGCCGAAGCGCTTCTTGCCCTTCTGCGCAACGCTCCGCAGGCTACCGAATGAACAAATTCAAGCAGTGGATGGCAGACTCAAGCCGCGCGGAGAAGCTTGACGTGGCGACCCTCGCCCAGTGTTCGTGGCAGCATCTGTACGACCTGGCAGCAGATCGGCGCGAAGCGAGTTCCGATCTGGCAGGGCGAATCGAAACCGCAATACGTGCGGTCAACAGACGCAAGCGCGAACAGCCGCTCCCGGTTGTGGGCCGGGGAGATATCTCCAGTGCGTGCGCGAACTGTTCTTTCTATAAGGGGTGCGGAAAATGAAAAAGACCAGTTGGTTCCCGGACCACGTCAAGCCGGCTCGCGAAGGCCTTTATCAGACGCGTTTACCTTACGTGCCCTCGATGACCTGGTCGGTCTGGAAAGACGGATCTTGGCATTACGCTAGCACAAACGCTGCCGAAAGTGTTCGCAAAGCTCGACATGGGTGCCGTAGTTTTTGGCAGGTCCGCGAATGGCGCGGTTTGCAAGGTGACGAGCACTCACTTCAGATCGGTTCGAGCATGTACCTTGTTGAGTTCAGCGAAGAGCCAGACCGCCCGGGGGAAGACGAATGAGCACATTCCTGATTCACAGATTGCGAAACGCGGCTATCGCTGCCGATAAGCGAAAGGACTTCAACATGGCTGAACTGCTGACCGAAGCCGTTAACGAACTGGAGAAAGCGCGAGCCATTGTTCAGGATGCGCTTGATCCGGAAAGCGATGTGCGCCAGCCTTGGAGGAATCTATGAGCGCAGAAGAAAAGAAGGAAAAGATCCTTGCCGCCTTCAAATCAGGCGAACGCCTGCTATCCGCCCAGGTGGCGATGCGGGCCGGTATCTCACTGTCGTATGCCACGCGACTGCTAGGTTTCATGGCGGCAGAAGGTGCGCTGGCACGTCTGCGAACCGGAAACGGCAACAAGCATGGTGGCAGTCTGGAATTCACGTACTGTCTGAAGCAGGACGAAATTCCAGATCCGAACAAGACTCCGGCCACGCCGCCCGCCTATCGCAATTTGCGGCTGTCGGAGACGCTTACCGACTGGGGAAAGACAAATCGCGATTTCGCGGCACTTTGCATGATGGTGAGGAAATGATGACTGATGAGCCTACGGTTTTTGTCGTGCTGGACGAGAGTGGAGACCCCGTGTTCGTCACTCTTTGGGAGCGGGCGTGCCAGGAACACATAAACGAGGCCTGTGAGGAAGGCATAGATGGCGCAGGAAAATGGGTAGTTCGCAAGTACCTTCCCGCACGGAGATACAAAATATCATGAAACTCCTGCCCCTTCTCCTGCTGGTTCCGTCCATTGCTTACGCCGGTTCGTGGTTCCAGTTCGAAGCGGGGGCCGGTGTCTCCCTCGCCTCGGACGTGGACGGCGTATGGACGCAGCACAACGTTGCCGACAATCACGAGAGGCTGAAGACCCCGGCGTTTGCTGCCGGCCTCACTGGCGAGATCTACGCGGCTCACAACTGGAGTTTTAACTATCATGCTGACTATACGTATCTGGGCACTCAGACTGCTACCTGCAATTGCGTATCTGATGCTGATTACGCTGCTCGGAACTATGGCGGCACAGCTTACCGTTTCGACGGCTCCGGCCACGTGCAAGGCATCGCACTGACGCTCGAACCCGGTTACACCTACCGCGGTACGCGGTTCGCTATCGAAGGCGGCCCTTTCCTGTTCTGGACCACGTGGAAGGAAGCGGCGTATCTGGACCCGACGCAGCACGTGCGCACGCCTTCCGGCATGCGGGTCGGGTACGTCATGGGCGCGCGTATCGAGCGCGGCAACCTGAGCCTGTCTTACCGCTACTACACGCACATTCTGAACAGCACCGATCAATACCCGGGTCTGGTTCGCAATCTGCAAACGCTCACCGCCGTTTATCGCTTCTGATACACTATCCGAGAATCTCCTCGGAAGTTGTGCTTTGAGGCCCGCCACCCCAGCGGGCCTTTTTCTATTGTGGGTTTGCGATTTGCGGAGTAGGATGTCACAACTGTCCTAGGAGTTAACAGATGCTGATTACCGCGAACGATGTGGCTGAACTGCTGGGTAGCAGCCGGCCATTGGTCTACAAGCTGATGAGTGAGCACGGCTTCCCTAAACCTGTGCGGTTGGGTACGGCTGTAAGATGGGAATCCGCCGAAGTGCAAGCGTGGATCGACGCACAGAAAGCGAAGCGGGAGGCCGCGTAATGGGACTCGCCGCGCGCTACACCTCCGATAAATCCGCCGTTTGCGACTTCTGCTCGCGAACAGTCAGTACCCGAAGTGCAGTTGTTTGGCAAGGACGGACAGAAATAACCTGCTGCCGCCAGTGCGTCGAGGAAGCCCTGCCTATGCTTATCGCCGATTCGCTCGTTCTTAAGGAGGGAATTAGCCCTTTCCACGCCGCCGAGAAAGAATGGAACGGTCGGTTCTTCGTTCGCTTCTTACGCGCGCTGATGTCGCGCTGCGCTGCGCGCAAGGAAGACTAATGACTCCAATGGAAAAGTCACCTTCTGAAAGGCTGCTCGCTGTTGGTCGTGGCAAGAGTAGCAACCTAGGTTTGGTTGCCTTGGAGTATGTGGACTGGCCGGCGCTTGTTGCCCTGTCGAGCGAACCTATCGAAGCCGCTATCCAGCACGCTGAATTCATGGCGCTGCCGAAGGTAGAGCGTAACCGTCTAAAGAAAGCGCCGTTTGTATCCTTTGGCGTCTTCGAAGGCGGCGTACGCAACAAGGAAAGCGTAGCCAGTCGTAGCGCCGCCCAGCTGGACTATGACCAGCAGACAGCGGATCTGTTTCGACGACTCGAAGAGGAAGAGCTAACCGGCGGTGTGGTGCCTTTCGCGTACGTCGGACATACTACGCGCAGCCACACAGATGAAGCGCCGCGCCTGCGCTTGATGGTGCCTTTCTCGCGGGATGTTACGCCGGACGAGTATCCGCGCTGTGTGCGCGCGATTCACAATCTCCTGAACGCGCCTGAGATCGACAAGGGCAGTTTAGAGCCCTCGCGTCTGATGTATCTACCGGTCGTGAATAAAGGCGCGCCTTTCTGGCACTGGCAATCACTGGGCAACGGCTACGTTGATCCTGACTATCTTCTTTCACTTGAGCCGGAAGAAGAGTCGGCGGAAGAACCTTCTGATCTGGATATTGCACTCGCTGAAACGCCGCGCACGTTCTACCAGCGCGTCAATACGCTCGCCATGAAGTCGTTCAGCGCCTGGGTGCCAGCGCTGTTTCCCGAAGCGCAACCTTACAAACAGGGCGGCTATCGCATCACCTCGGCGTCATTGGGTCGCTCGCTTGAGGAAGACATCTCGATTGTTGCCGAAGGTATCAAGGACTTCGGCGTAGCCGATCAGGGCGACAAACGCGACGGCAAGCGCACGCCGATCGATCTGGTGCTGGAGTGGCGCGAAACGAAAGATGCTTCGGAAGCTGCGAACTGGATTTGCGAACAGCTTGGCGTTGAGCCTTCTGGATTGGGCGGCAAGAGCAAAGCGCCGAAGGCAGTTAATAGCGCTTTCGTGCCGGCGGCTGATTTCGCTGCAGCCCAAAGTATCGAATGGCACATCAAGCACATCATTCAGAAGAAGGGCCTCGTGATCGTCTACGGTGATCCTGGTTCTTCGAAGTCGTTCTTCGTGCTGGACATGGTCGCGCACATAGCGCGTGGCATTCCGTGGCGCGGTAACCGGGTGAAGCAGTCCAAGGTGGCCTACATCGCCGCCGAAGGTGTTTCCGGCTTCGGTAACCGTCTTGCGGCTTACGCAAAGCATCACGCCATTGAGCTTACTGATCTGCCGATCCTGGTGCGCGGCGGCGCTATGGATCTCAAAAACGAGTTTCTGGAGATTTCTGCTCAGGTCAACGCGATCGGCAATGTCGGCGTCGTCGTTATCGATACACTTGCGGCTGTCACCGCCGGCGCGAATGAAAATACGTCTGAGGATATGGGCGCCGCGATCGATGCCGCCCAGCGAATTATCGAGAACACGGGCGCCACGGTAATCCTGATTCACCACACAAACAAGATGGGCGACATTCGCGGCTGGTCCGGTGTTGGTGCGGCGGTGGATAACAAGATCCGTATCGAGCGAAAAGACGATCTTCGCACGGCGCACATCGAGAAGCAGAAAGAAGGCCGCGACGGCCAAGCCTTCGGGTACCGGCTCGCCGTTATCGAACTGTATAAGGATGAAGACGGCGATCCGGTCACCAGTTGCGCGATCGAGGAGTGCGCGGACGAGGCTCCTAATACGCGAACTGCGAAACGGGAGCGCAAACCGCGCGTGGGCGACTTCGAAACCAGCCACAACTTCAGGGTGCAGCGGGGCTACCTCAAGACCCTTGAGCATGCTATCTACCTTTCCCCGAAGAAAGAGATGACGCTAAAAGAGGCTATCGAGGCTATCCAAAGTAGCCTCACTCATAACCCTGAAAAATTCGAAAATTGGCCCAATACTTCTAACGTCAAAAAATCGATAGCCTCACTGGCCGACCACGGAAAGATTTCGATAGATCTAGGCGTGATAAGGCTTCCAGACGATTGGAGTGACGTTAGTGAGGCTAGGTGAGGCTACAAAGTGAGGCTAGTGAGCAAGCGGTGAGGCTAGTGCTGCTAGCGCGCTGTCTTTAGACAGCGTAGCTAGCGTCACTAGAAGCATACAAAACTGAAAGGAGATCAGAAGTGACCAAAAACGATTCGGTACTCTGCGCCTGCTGTGGCCGGGAATTCACAATGCCGCTGGTCGAAATGGTGCGCCGGCAACATCGGTGGTGTGATTCGTGTATCGGGATTGCGGATAGGGCTTTACAGGAGGCCGCAGAACGGGCCGCAGAACGGGCCGCAGAGCGCAGCCCG